TGTCCTTGGGGGTCGGGGTAATGTTCACGATCACCAGAGCCAGGCCGTGAATGGCAACGGCCAAGGCGACGTAGTCAGCGAAGCGGTCCATGAGGTTTTCCATGCTTGTATTCGGCCATGACGGCCTGCTCCAGATTGTCAGCAGCTTCCTTGGCAAGCCACCTTGCTGTCACCTGCTGAGTAAAAAGGGCCTCGTTTAACAACTCTGCTGCGGCCAGCAGGCTGTCCCAGTCTTTGTTGGAGTGCATGTCCAGCAGCTCACGGTGCCGCGCCTCCTTCCTCAGGCTTAGCTCTAGTGGCAACTCGACGGGATTCACGATCTGCCTTCCAGTCTCCTAAGGCGTATCTCGTGATCCCTTAGGTCTGACTCAAGGATCTGTATGTCCTTCTGCAGGTCTTCTCTTAACAACCTCACCTCAGTCAGGATGGCGTCCATCCGCTCCTTCATCGAGCCGTGCTCAACGGCCATCTTCCATAAAGCGCCGACACCGGCAACACCTATGACTGCTCCGATTTCCAGCACGACCAATGGGACGCTCATCGCTGGCAGCGTAACGGTCAAATTGTCAATCCGTCAGTATCGGGGCGTTGATGGTGAACCCACGCTCGCTGTCGATCACCCGCATGCCCTGCTGTGGCCTCTCCGGCGCAAAGCCCAGCTTTAACCCATAGGCCGTTGGGCCAATCAAGGAGCCGTTGACCGTCCAATTTGGGCCGTGAGTCAAGGCGTGGAAGTGCCCCATGAAGGTGTGATCAGCACGAATACCTACGTCCTGGCGGTACAACCACTTCTGCAGCGGCACTGAGATGCCCCCCACGCCGCCGCCATAGCGGATGGCATCGCCATGAGTGAACCGCAGCTTCCGCCCCAACACGTCCAGGTACAGCACGTTCCCGTCGCTGATGCTCCATTCAATGGAGTCCTGATGCCTGAAATGGCGACGCAGGCTCTGGTACATCAACCATTCGTAGCTGGTTGCATGGGCGTTATCGGCCTGCATCTTTAGTGTTGTGCGGCCATGGTTGCCATAGCAGCACGGCACAACAATCCGCTCCAGGTCGCCATGGCGCACCAGGTAGTCAAGGCCCTGTACTACGGCCTTTTCACATTCGATCAGCTGCTGTGTCGGGCTCAATTCCTGCAGTTGTATCTGTTCAGGATGAAGCCAGTTATCAATCAGATCACCGCCAAGAAACACCACCATTTGCCGCACGTCACAGGTAGACCGGAGCATGTTCACCACCCGTAGGGCATTGCGGAACAATGCTTCGGCCCGTTCGTGGAAGATGTCGACGTTGTATTCGTTCAGGTGGTTAACGGTCTCTGGCTTCACCACAGCGCCGCAATGCCAGTCCGTACATAGCAAGATCGGCACCGCTTCACTGCGGCCCCCTGCTGTTGTGTGGGCAATCTCGGCCCGTGGCTCAATGTCCCGGATCTCAAGCGCCGTTGTCAGCTGTTCTTGCAGGCCGGTGACATGACCCAGCAGCCGCTCCTTCTCCAACTGCAGGTCACGTACTTCCTGCCGTGTCTTGCGCAGCTCGACCTGCAAGTTGATCAGGCTGGCGCTGTCGTGGTTCCTGGCGCTAGGGCAACGGCCTGGTTTGCACACCAGGCTCCCGCTGTCTTTGTCGCGCTCCAAATCCAGCAGCGACAGCTTGGCCCTGCAGTTCCGCAACCGCCGGCAGGTAAATAGCCGCTCGGGTGAGTCCAAGTCTGCGTGGTGGCATCACGCAGACTGTAACGATGGTGACTAGCCCTTGCCCTGGCCGCGCCGTTTCTTGCGTCCGTGGGACGCATAACTGTGCTGCCCTTGCCCTTGGCGGGTCTTCTTGGGCGGCCCAGGCTTGTGCTGGATCCGCCCAAGGGCTCCAGTCTTTGCCTTGACTGCCATCAGCCCTCAGGAGCAGGAGGAGCAGGAGGAGCAGGTGGCTCAGGCGGGGGAGGAGGAGTAACAAACGTGCCGTCCTCTTGCTTGATCCAGTTCTGCTCCACCTCATCAGGGCAGGGCTCAAATTGAGCCACGATCTCCGGGGTAAAGCAGTCGTTGATGGTGAACCCCTGGGGAACAACGAAGACCTCGATGACCCGGGCTTCTTGGATGCGTGCGTACTTCATGGTGATCACCAGTAGATAAAGACACAGCCAGGACCGCCAGAGGTTGTCCTTGAAAATGGATAAGCGCCGCCACCGCCGCCGCCAATTCCGCCCTTGCCCCCCTTCTCAACATCACCGCCAATGAAGATGGCGGCATTATTCCCAACGCCGCCGCCGCCGCCGCCAAAACCACCATCACCGCCAAATCCGGCATCGCCACTACCTGTACTCACGCCACTGCCACCGCCACTACCAAAGCCACCATTGCCACCTTGCGCGGGAAGCTGCCCGCCATGGCCCAGGCCGCCAGAGCCGTCGCCTTCCCAGGGAAACCACCAGGCAACAGTGGCCGTTGCCCAGTTAGAGGTGTTGCCGTTGGGGCTGCTAGACGTGCCACCATCAACTAAAAAGCCCGCACCGCCTGGAGCGTTTGTGGGCGATCCAGTACTTGTTGAATTGCCACGAGATTTTACTCCCCCACCGCTCTGGCCTCTTGCTGAAGACAGAGTTGTTTGACTTGCGCCCCAGCCGCCGCCACCTCCGCAAGAACCGCTGGCCGCACCAGTGCCGCCAGCACTTCCATTGCCAAATGGAGTGCCAGATGAACCGCCACCAGAACTGCTATAGGCCATGCCTTCGCCCCCACCGCTTCCGCCGGTTGACGTAAATGCACCCGTCACCCCTGAAGTGCTGCCGCTGCCGCCTGTGGCCGGAACACCAGAGCCGGCGCCAGGACCCCCATTACCGCCCGTGGCAGTTAAATAAGATCCAAGGCTGCTGGTGCTGCCAGAAGGCGCAACCGAGCCGGAGCTACTTTGACTGGCGCCACCTGAGCCAATAGTCACAGCGATCGTTTGCCCAGGCGTAACAGCGATGTACCCATGGGCATAACCGCCGCCGCCACCCCCCATGCCGTAGTAATAGGTGGCGCCAGCGCCGCCACCTCCCATGACAAAGGCAAAAATGCTGGTGACACCTGTTGGAACAGTGAATGTATAGGAGCCAGGCTTGACGTAAATCCTGCGGTCAAACCTATAAGGAATACCGCTGGAGCTTGAACCACCGGATGCAGCAGCAGCAGAAAGAGAACGTCCCATGATCAGGCCTCAAAACCAAAGACAGAAACAGCTGCCGTGGCAGCACTGACGTACACCACAACCAGTCTGGCAGCTTCGGCAACAATGCCTGTCCGCTCAAGTACACCCTTGGCCGGGATGCTTGCTTCGTATTCCAGGTATTCGCTTTGCGATGGCGAACCCGTGGAAGCAACCGCTAGCCGTGCAGTGATGTCAGAGGACCCAGTGTTCAAGATGCTTACCGTGAAGGTAGCGGTCTTGCCTGCCGGGACGGTGTAGACCGTAGTGTTGGTGGTTGCTGATGGGGCCGATTGCCCCAGGATGCCGCTTGCCATGGTTTGTTTTCAGTGGTTAGAAGGCACTGCAGAAGAAAGCGAACGCTTCGGATGCGTAGGCCCTGTCTAGCTTGGCAGGTGTAACAGCGCCATTTGCCAACTTGCTTGTGGTGATGGAACCATCTGCCGGGGTCGTGGTTGTCCAGGAAAGGACCCCACTGCCGTCGGTGGTCAGCGCCTGGCCGTTCGTGCCGTCCGCAGCAGGCAGCTGCCACACCTGGCTGGTGGTAACCACTGCAGGCGGCTTGAATCCGACGTAGTGGCTTGCATCGGCGTCCAGGAAGCGGATCTCTTTTGAGTTCCGCAGAATCAGGCCAGTGGTAAAGAACCCTGCGATTGGATGGGCCGCACTGCTGACCATGGTTCCAATCAGAACCGGTGCGCTGTCGGCTTGCGCACGGATGCCGACGCCGTCGTTGGTGACCGAATCAACCAGGCCGGCACTGGCGATGCGGCCCAAAACGCCACTGCCTGCATCCAAGACGACGGAAGGGGTGGTGGCGGCGCCGGTGAATGTCGGGTTGTTGATGGGCGCGTAGGTCGATGCAGCGTTGGCCGTCGTCAAATACGACGACATGCCAGCAATGGTTTGATAGGTCGAAGCCGCTGACGCCGACTTGAGATAGCCCTGCCCAATCACATAGGCCGTGCTGGCGGCCTGAGTGGTGTCGGTGTCAACAGCTGCTGTCGGCACAGCAGGCGTCCCCGTAAAGGTGGGGCTAGCGAGCGGGGCATAGGGATGTCCGTGAACAAGCGGTGCATACGTGCTGCTGGCATTGGCAGTCGTTAGGTAAGTGCTCGATGCTGCCGCGATCTTCAGGTAGCGGGTCTCTGGATCATTGGGGAAGTACTGCACCCAGTTCCAGGTGCTGCCAGCACTGCTGTAGATGATCCGTGCTGACAGGCCCGAGCTGCCGGTAAAACCGACCGGCAGTCCCGCTAGGGGGGTGAAGCCCTCAATCCCGGTGGAGTCGTAGACCTCAATCGCCTTGTTGTTGGCTGGCGAGCCCGGGATAGCAGCCACATTGGCCACCAGCTCATACAGCACGGAGCTGCCAACCGCTGCAATCGCCTGGTCCGCCTTGGTGTTTGCGGTGTTGGCCGTCGTGACCGCGGCTGATGCGTTAGTGGCTGCCGTATTGGCCGTGCTCAGTGCTGTCGATGCGTTGCTAGCGGCGGTATTGGCTGTAGCCGTGGCCGCATTGGCAGTACTGAGGGCCGTAGAGGCGTTACTGGCCGCGGTGTTAGCTGTGTTGACTGCATTGGTGGCATCAGCCTGTGCGGCGTTGGCCGTGGTAACAGCAGCCGATGCGTTGGTGCTTGCTGTATTTGCAGTACTGACAGCAGCGGAAGCGTTGGTTGCCGCCGTATTTGCAGTTGTAACTGCAGCGGAAGCGTTTGAGGCAGCAGTGTTGGCCGTGCTGACGGCATTGCTGGCGGCAGTGGAAGCCGAGTTTGCCGTGGCGGTGGCGCTATTGGCCGTTGTCAGCGCCGTATTGGCGGTGCTGATTGCAGTTGCTGCATCACTGGCTGCAGCGTTGGCTGTAGTCGTGGCCGCGCTGGATGCGTTGACGGCATTGATTGCCGCGGCAGATGCAGTGTTGGCTGTTGTCACCGCATTGCCAGCTGCTGTCGATGCAGCATTGGCCGTACTGACTGCAGCTGATGCGTTGGCATTGGCCGTATTGGCCGTGCTGACGGCGTTGCTGGCCGCAGTGGAGGCCGCGTTTGCCGTGGTCACCGCGCCATTGGCGGTACTGATGGCTGTGCTTGAGTTGCTGAGCGCAGTGTTGGCGGTCGTCAGCGCCTGAGTCGACAGGGCGTCAGTGCTGTCCGAGATGTCCCGCAGTTCCTGGTTGGTGTACAGGTTCTGCGTGTTGGCCGTATCGAAATCCTTGGCAACCGGTGTGCTGCCATCGGTGAAATCAACCAGCGACGCACTGACCGGAGTGATCCGCAGAACTTTTACCACCACCGCATTGGCGGGGGCGGTGTTCATCTGGATGGTGCCGTCGTTGACCCAGGTGAAGGCCGTGGTGACCGTCCCGTTCAAAGAGACCTGGATGTGCTCCCTTCGGATGTACCCGAACGGCACCGCGAACTGCGTCGTGGCGCCGTTACCGGTGTAAGTGACAAAGGAGTAAGCCATCAGCGCAAGCTCTCAATGAAGGCCTTGGGATCAATCGCCTGGCCGTATTTAAGCCGGAACTGCACGTCACGGTTAGCACCCTCGGCCCAGTCCTTGTTGTCTGTCAGGCGCTTGCCAGACGGGCTGGCCAGGAAGGTTTCACGACCCAGCTGCAAGTACTTGACAATCACCTGGTTCAACGCTGCAGCTCGCAGGCTGACGACCTGCTCGCTGGGTTGCTCCTGCGGGTTCTGCTGGTACAGATCGCTGTTGATCTCCTCCTCGAGGGCTTGCAGAAGGGTGCGGCCAAATTGATCAGGGGTGCGGCTGATCGCCAGCACGTACTGCTCGTACTCGTAGGCGCTCAAGCGATTGTCCTTGATCTTGCCGCCGTCGGTGAAGTCCGTAGCGCGAGGGCCGACAAAGCCAGCGCCGCGGCCAGTCAGTTGCCCCATTTCACGCAGTACCATCTCACCCGGTTCACCCTTCAGCTGGAACGGCGCGGCAGGGTTGAACTGCATCAAGGTCGACAACCATGGCGACTCAGGCGGTAGGAACTGATCACCCCAGACACCGGAGAGAGTAACGGGGTCACCGGTGATCCAGTTGCGCTTGGGAGGCAGGGACGTCGACCACCCCGGGATCATGTTCTTGATCTCACCCGCGGTTTCCTCAAACAAACGCATGGCCAGGTTGGGGTTGTTGCTGGCAGGCACCTCCCGGGCAGTGCGGTCATCAATACGACGACCGGCCCGCAGTGCGCTGCTGTACGGCAGGAAGCTGGCCACCAGTCGTTCGATGTAGCGAGCAGTGGGGTGACGGCGGTTGGGGCCAATGTCGGTCTCACCCAGCCCCATGGCCATGTCATACAGCTCGGTGAAGCCCTGGTAGTAGGACTTCTGCAGCTGGCCGGTGGCTACTGCTGTCACCAGGTCAAGCACCAGGGCGGAACCCAGGCGTTCCCGGGCTTCCACACTGACCTTGTTGGCCAGCTCGTGGTAGTCAGCCAGCCCGCCAAACAGCGACGCATAGGGGTCCAGGGCCCGCATACTGATCCAGTCGGTGTACACCGGGTTGCCGTTTTCGTCGGTGCCGACCTTGAACCGCATGGAGTAGGGCTGCTTGCCTTCCTGATCCACCCATTTGCGACGGGCATCAGGGTTCTGTGGGCCACCACCGGTGAACTCGATGTTGCCGTGGGTCATGGCAATGCTGGCCAGGCTGATCGCCGCGGCCCCCGTCGCAATGTCACCAAAAGCCCGGTCACGGGTCATAGCGTCCTCAGAGAACACATCCCGCCACCAGGTATCAACCAGGGGAGCCAGAGGGGTCTTGCGAGCCACTGACTTCACGATGTCGCCAGGGGTGCGGTTAAAGGGCTGCACCAGGGCAAACAAGGGACCCAGGGGTGAATCCAGGCCCATCTGCCAGATGCGTGGCATCAGGCTGAAGGTACGTGCGAAGAACGGAATGTCGTCCATTCGCATGCCCATCACATTGGTGCCTTTGTCCACGTAGTCCTGGGCAAAGGTCTTGGCCTCATCGCCCTTGAGCCCTTTGGCCTCAGCCATCTCCATGCCGCGCTGCATGGTCCTGGTCTCCATCGAAGCCCACAAGTCGTCGGTGAACGTGGCCCAACGGGTGGCCGTTAGCGCGTAGGGGCTATCCATCACTGCATCGAGGATGTTTTTGCCGTCAATCACGACGTCCTTGAGGCGACGGTCGACAGCAGCCTGGGCGTAGTCCGTAGCAAACTTCCAGGCTTCCTTGCTGTTGCCGTCCATCCCCAGGCGCACGGCGTTATCAAGGCCAGGCTGCAGGTTGCGCACGTACTCAAACGACTGGCCGACCAAGGTCTTGAAGGCAGAGTCAGCTGATACCTGCAGGCGGCTGGAGAGGTTGAGGCCCTGCCACAGGCGCTTTTGCGCCATGGCCCAGTTGCTCTTGTCCTGCACTGCAAGCCAGGGGACGGTGTTCATGCTCCATTCGCCTTTCTGGGCAGTGGCCAGCAGCTCACCCTGGGCGTCTTGAGCAGCCAGGCGGTCCAGGAAGTCCACTTGGGAGCGGTCTAGATCGAATAGACCACGGCCCACCTTGAACGACTCCACACCCATGCGGAAGGCGTTGGCCAGGTTGCTCACGTACTGGCCGTAGATCATCAGCGACCGGCTGGCTCGAGCCGGGTTGCCAGTCACCAGGGCTCCCATGGCCTGGGTGAACGGCATCTCCACGGTGCGCAGGGCGCTGTTGATGACGTTGCCCCAGAAGGTGATGCCAGACGACAGCAGCTGGCTGGAGCGGTACATCATCAAGCCTTGGGTGCCAAGGTTTATCGACTCGTTGAACTTCCTCCAGAAGCCTTGCGAGAAGCCAGGGGTCACGGCGCTCTGGGCCATGTTCAGAGCCAAAGCGTTGAACTCCTCGATCACCTTCGGGTTGTTGTAGTTGCCGGTGACGATGGCCTCTTTGGCATCAGGGCTGATCCGCTCGCCAATGGTTTCAGCCACCAGGGCGTCCTGATCCTTCACCAGTTCCTTCTCAAAGTCGCTGGCGATGTTCTTGACCGGAGCAGCGTCGTCAAAAGGAATAGAGCCGGGCTCAGGCCGCGGCACCTGGGTGCTGCGCAGCAGTTGACCCAGGGGGCGGGTGACGGACTCAAAGGCACGATTGGCCCGGTCTTGCTGAGCAGCTGCAGTCACCAGTTCTGCGGTGAGCTTGCCCATGTCGGCAACTTCATCCATCTGGCCGTTCAACCAGCGGTTGGCTGCAACACCTGCCTGCAGGTTGGTGTGATCCAGGTACAGGGCAGCAGAGCGAAGGGCCACCAGGTTTTCCCGGTAGGCCGACAGGGGCCCGCTCAGGCGCTTCAGGTTCTCAAGAACGGCCTGGCTGCTGTAGTTGTTCTTGCCCAGCCACTCAGCTGTGTCGGCGGTGATTTGCTCGTCCGACATCACGGGGATACCAGTGGCATCAGGACGACTCACCAGGTCGCTGTGGGCCCTGTAGGCCTCCACCATCGCCTGGGGCTGGATGGGCTGGTACTGACGGCCAGAGGGCGACTCGAGCTTCTGGACGTTGTTCACCAGCAGGTCGTCCATGGTCAGATCACCTGAGGCCAGCTGCGCCCGGTTGACGGCGATCTGATTGGCAAACTGCTCAGCCCAGGCCTGGTCGGGTACAGGGGTCTGCACGTCGACGGGGATCTCCACCTGGGCCGCGACAGCGGCAGGGGCAGGGACGGGAGCAGGCTCTGCGGCAACGGCGGCAGGGGCAGGGGCAGGGGCGGCTTTGGACCCGACAATGCGATTGGCAAGGTCGGCGTTGTAAATGACAATTTCCGTTGCCTTGCCGCCTGGCGTGAAGTTTGTGCGGTACTGGATACCGTCGTATCCGTTATCCAGGGCCCACTGCTTCAGCGCCTGCTGTTCAGCCCGGTCAAGCTCAATCTCGCCAGCAGGCTTGTTCAGTTTGCGCGGGCCCGGGATGCCGATTTCATCGGCAAGATCCGCAAGGGTTTGGTTGCCGCCAGTCCAGTCCAGGACTCTGGCGTCCTCTGGGAGAGAGCCTGATACCGTCTTCTGTCCATACTCTTTTGCGTACCTTCCGCTGGGTGTCATGTAGACGCCTTCGCCAGCGACGGTGCCAGATTTCTCGTATTCCGAGGTGCGGAACCCTTCGGTCAGGATCCCTTTCCGCCCAGCTTCTGATGTGCCGTGGCTCAGCTCCACTCCGGCCTTGACTAGCGGGCGTTCCGGTGTTGCCGCTGCAGCTGGTGCGCCGTACCGGTCAGCCAGCACCTGGTCGCGCAGGACGACACGCTGCTCGGGTGTCAGGTCTGCACGGGCCTGAGCCAGCGTGCGGTCCAAATCAGCAATCTCTGCAGCCGATGGGCCAGCAACAGGCGCTGCATTGTCAACACCATTGTCAACAGCGGTGGCCGGGACGGGCGCTGCTGCAGCAGTTGTGGGGGCGGGTGCCGCCTGAGCCACTGGGGCCTGCTCCAGCGGCAGGGCCGGGCCGTTGATCTCTGCATCAATGGCAGCCCGCAGGCGGTCCAGGTTTTCAGCGACCAGGGTCTTGGCCGTTTGCTTGCCGCCGACCTGGCTCGCCAGTTCATTCAGCAGGTCACGCACCGGGCCCTTGTATCCAGTCACCCGGTTGAACACCTCCACTCCTTGCGCTGCCTGGTTGCGAGCTGCCTGGCTGGCAGCCACGTCGATCTGGTTGCCGGCGGCCTCGAGGATCCCCTTGCGGCCTTCACGGGCAGCCGACGTCAGGGCCACCATCTCCTCCCGCAAAGCGCGGAAGGCCTCAGTGCGCACGTCCAGCAGCTGGTTGAAGTTGCTGGTCTTGCTGGCCCATTCCGCGCCCAGCAGGCTCAGCAGGTCATCGCCCTTGGATTCGGTCTGGGCAAACTTGGCCTCCTGCATGGCCTGGGTGATTTTGTCAGCAGACCACTTCCGCTTACCTGCTTCTGCAGCAACGTCGTTGATGATCTGCGGATCCAGCTTTTCGCTACCCAGGGCAACGGCCTTGCTCAGCTCCAGCTGGCCAGTAGTGGCCCGGTCAAATAGGTTTTGCGGCAGGTTGGTGAGCGGAACCGCCTTGGCGATCACCGGGCCGCTCATGTTGATGCCTTGAGCTGCCATGTCCTCGGCGTTCTTGCCGGTGTCGCGCATGAACTTGGCAGCATCGACTGGTGTGCCTTGGCCTTCAGCGATGTTTTGCAGGGCGCCGATGGCCCGTGCTTCTTCTGGTGTGTTGGCCTGTAGGTAGCGGACCAACACCTTGCTGGTGCCGTCGTTCTTGGCCAGGCGCAGCCGGTTGTGGCCGTTCACCACATAGCTGACGCCATTGGCTGGATCACGCCACACGCTGATGATCCCGGCCAGCTCTGGGTTGTAGCCGCTGGATTCAGCCAGTGAGCCGCTGGCACCGGTCTTGGTGAGGCGACCTGCCTCCTTGAATTGAAACCGTTGCGGGTCAGCGATGATGGTCTTGGGATCCACCTCGGCCACTTCCCGGTAGGCCGGCGCCTGCATGTCCGGGATGGGCTGTGCAGGGGCCGCGGCGGGAGCAGTGACAGGTCGCTCCGGCACCGTGTTGGCCTGCTTGACCACTTCCCGCTGCAAGTCCTCAGTGGCGGACTTGGCTGCAGCTGCTGCTGCCGGTACTTCCTCCGGTGTTGCTGTGCGCAGTCGGCTGACGTACTTGCCTGCGCGGAACGCCCGCATCAGGAAGTCGACGGTGGAGCCAACAAAGAGGCCCTCCACGGCGTTCTTCAGTCGGCCCTGCATGCCGACGTCACCCGGGTTGGACTTCAAGTAATTAAGGACGGGCACCTCGAGGGGTGTGCCAGTCACCTGTTCTGTCAGATTGTCGACCAGGTCGTACAGGCGACCGCCGTGCTGATCAAAACCAACAAGGTCCACCGTCATACCGGTGGCAGCGTTCTTGCCCAGCACGTTGCCTGCAACGGCCTCAGCGGCCCTTGTGGCGATAGCTGCGGGCTTTTGGAGGGATGGGGCCAGCTTGGCGATCTGCGCGGCTTTGGCGGTCTTGTAGGCCCCTGTGGCGCCCACAGCGGCTTGGGCTACCCGGGCAGCGCCAGGCACCATGCTGAGCCCTTTGCCGACCAGTCCCACGGCCCTAGCGGCGGGGATCCATTCCAGAGCTGTTTGTGCAATCCCGGTGGCCAGGTCTTCAGCGGGGCCTGTGCTTTTCAGCTTGGGCAGGGCCGGTGCAATGCCAAGGAACGGAGCATCTGGCATTGCTGCGCTGGTGGGCTTGACCTTGAAGCCCAGGGCGGCAGGGACATCCGCCGTCGCCACATCGCTCAATTCCTGCAGAGCATTGCGGCCAGCGTTGTACCCAATCCGCGCAATGGTGGCCCCAGGGGTCGGTGCCTTTAGGCTCTTGGTAACTGTTTGCTGAACCTTGGCTCCTGCTTTACCTAGGTCACCGGTGCGGACATACTCCTGAGCGCCTGCACCAATCGCCTGTGCGCCGCTTTGCATGCCCGAGAAGGCCAACCCAAGGGGCGACGTCATCACTGCATTGCCCAGCGCCTGCTGCAGCCCAGGGACGGCATTAACGATGGCCGCGAGTGGATTGCTGTTGCCGCTATCTCCAGCAGGTTGTGCAGCACGCTTAGGAGCAGGGCTGGATTGGTTGCCCATACCTTGTGGGGCCACATAGACCTGGCGCTGTTCGCCGGTCTGCGGATCCTTAATGGTCTGGAAGGGCATTGCTCAGCTCCGGCGTTGACGTAATAGATAGGCGCGTCTTGCCTCTTTCAAGGCTGCACGCACGGTGGCGGCAGAGACACTGGCCATGTTGCCTGCGCTGTCTCCGTCGTACACCCCACGACCGTTTGGCGCCTGCAACGACGCCCACTCACTGGCAATGTCCAGATGCGCAGCGTTCAAGTCATTGCTCTTGCCGCGAATGTAATCAGCCAGTGCCGGTCGCTTGCTGCCAAGAATCAATGCCGTTGCCATTGCGTTTTGGTTTGTCGGTGTCATTAGCGCGTTGGGTGACAACCCGGCCTCTCGGCGTGCCCTGGCCAGCACACCTGGCGTGAACTGATAAGCGCCCACAGCAAACACTCGGCCACGGCGCTGCATGTCTTCAATTACGCCGATGGCTGTAGACGTCAGGTTTTGCATTGGGGAGCTGTCGCCAGTGCGGCCACGGTTGACCGAGTTCCACCCGCCTTCCCCACTGCGGAGCACGCCCAGCAAGCCGCCAAAGCCACCTGTGACCGCTACGGGGTTAGCCGTAAAAGGGGCGACACCCCTCTCTGCTGCAGCAGCAGGTGGCGCAATGGCATTGAGGATGGAATTGGCAAACTGCATCCCCATCCGAGAAGCCACCGTGGCATAGGGGTTGGGGGCAGCGGGAACCTGCGACACCAGGTCGCCGCCATCCAGCTCCTGCAGACGCTTCTGGGTATCACTGTCCAGGGGGACGCCATGAAGCTGCATTTGCCGGGAGAAGAACTCGCTGGGCTTCAGGCCGCTACGACGGATGATCTGCCGGGTGGCGTTATCCAGCGGCCTGCCCTGCAGGATCCCGTCTAGCTGTTGCCCCATCCGCTCCTTGGCGTAAAGCGGCTGGGTTTCAATCTGACGACGCAGCTGGTTGTTCTGTGACGGGTTGCCGCGAGCACCAGGAGCCAGGCCCTTAGCAATTCCCTCTGGCGTCGCACCAGCTGGGGCCTGCTGTGTTTGCTGGGGCATCGACTTGCTCAGTGCATTGCCGTACAGGTCGCCCAGTTGCTTGGTGACGTCCTGGCCAGGAGCCTTGCGGATCAGGTCATCGCCGGACTTGTACAACTCGCCCAGCGTTTGCCACAGCTGGCGGGCTTCGTTGGGTGTCAGGTTGGCACCGCCTTTTGAACCGCCCCGGGCGTACTGGGTCTCAAGGCGCTTCTTAAAGTCATCCTGCAGGCCACGCAGCACCTGGTAGTTGGCCTTGTTGTCCTCACGATTGCGGCTGGCCTGAGTCGACAGGAAGCTCTTGGCCGCGCTGTAGCTGATCTGTTGCGACCGCTGCAGCTGCATGATGCGACCGGTGAAGTCAACCGACGGGTTCTGAGCCATCTGGGCCCATAGGTTCACTTCGTTCTGCTCTTGCACCGGCTGCACGTAACCAGTGCGGATCCCGGAGGTGTGCTTCTTGACGGCCTCCTCGTAGGCCAGCGCCATCTCTGGATTGTTGCCGTACAGCTGCCGACCGCGAGCCAGCACGGTCCTTTCAACCATGTCGATCTTTGCAGGGTCCGCCAGCACCTCTGGGGTAAAGGCGTTCTTGATGTCGACCTCGACCTGCTCCTTGGCCTGACGACCATCCAGGTTGTCGTTCAGGTTCTGCTGGCTGATCACCTGCTCCTGCAGTTCCTTAGTGATCTCGTACAGGCCGGCCATACCGCCGATCTGGTCAAGCAGCAGGGGGGCCTTGCCATTGGCATCCATCGGCCCGGCCTGCACTTGAGCTATTACTTCCGGGACTCGAGCCAGGGCCAGCTTCGCCTTGCCCCAGTCGCCAGCTGATGCAGCCAGGACTGACTTCACAAAGCCCTTGGCGAAACCTTCCTTCTCCTTTTGGTATTCGTCACTGGTCTGGCCGCTTTCGTTGTAAAAGCCGTGCAGGCCGTTGGTGAGGTTGGCGGCAATCTGCTCAAGGGGCAGGCTACCATTCACCAGGGCCATGGCATTGCCGTCCTGGACAGCTGCCAGGCCTTGCTTTGCTTTCTGGGTCTTGTAGCCGGCGTACCGCTTCTCCTGGTCGGACGACGCTGAGCCGTAGATAGCAGTCAGCTGTTGCCGGTTGGCCTCAAACACCTCTGGCATGATCCCCATGGTCCCGTTGGGGAACATCAGGGCTGTCGTCAGCCGCTGAAACTCAGGGTCATTGGCCGGCACCGACTCAAGTGGACGACCGTCCAGCAATGTCTTGGTCTGGCTGACCCGTTCCTTCAGCGTGGCTGCATTGCTCTTGATGTAGGAGTCCTGCAGGCCGATGGAGGCATAACGCAGAGCCCTGGGGTCAGCAGCTTGGAATCGCTGCAACAGTTGGTCATAACCCGCAAGGCCCTGGCCTGCGCCTTTCTCAAGGGCTTTCTGCAGCTCCTGCAGGCTTGAGAACATGCCAACCTGGCTGGCTTGTTGAGCCAGGGCATCGCCGGCAATCTTGGCCCGCTCATTGACGACCCGCTCTCGGTTGTTGGTCGTTAGCTGCAGGGCCTCAAAGAACGGGCTGAAGGTCGACAAGGCACCGGCCAGGGCGGCCATGTTGTTGACATAGGGCGCGTACTTGGGCTCGTTGACGACGGTCGGCAGGACCCGCTGCTCGCCCACCACAGACATCTGTGTGCGGCTGAAGGGGGCCTCCACAGGCCGCGGCAACGATGCTGGAATTGGCGCCTGACCCCGGAAGACCTGAGGCGGTGTCGGCAGGACTGCAGGGCCACCCACGGTGGGCCCTTGGCCTGGCCTGGAGAAGGTGTCGGCAATTTGCTGGACGACCTGCAGGGCGGGTTGAGCCAGCGATGACGTGCCGATAGGAGCCTGGCTGCTGGATTCCGGTGTTCCACCCAGCAAGCGAGCCGGCGTGGTGCGGCTGGTGTCGCCGTAGTTTTTGCCAAGAAAGGGTTGTGCCATGCGTCGTCAGCTCCTGCCCGGCATCTTGCCGGTCGCTTTGTAGTGGTTGTAGTTGTCGACGGCGGTCACGGTGTTGGCAATGCCAGTAATTGCACTGCCGACCCCTTGCACTACATACGGGGTCTCGTCAACAAACGACCTGTAGACAGGGGCTCGCACCACTTGGCCCTTGGTCACCTGGCCCCTGGTGACCGTGCCGCGGGTGACTTGCTGTTTGATCGGTGTGGGCCCGTAGATCGGAGCGACGCCAGGGCCCGGTGCATAGGCCTGGCCCTTGATCGCATCGACATAAGGCTGCTTGATGTATGGCTGCTGGGATGCCAAGCGACCGGCATACGTGCTCTGGGCGCCGCGCTTCTGGTCTTGGGTGTTGACGCCAGCAAAGGCCAGGTTGCGGTTGGTGGCGTAATCAAAGGCCGCCTGCTGCCGGTAGTAGTCGGCAATCAAGTTGTCAACCGTGTTCCCAGTGCGGCCAGAGGCCCGGACTTCGGCGCGGGCCTGGGCCATCTCCCTGGAAGCCTTTATCTTCTGCTGGGCCGCGGCCTCCTCCTCTTGCATGAGGCGAACGTCCAGCTGACGCAGGTCGTTGCCGTAGGCGGTGCCAGCCAGCTGTGCGTTCAGTTCCATCACGGAAGCCTGCTGGTCTGCCTTCTGCTGCTCAAACATGCGCTGCATGTTGATCTGAGCCTGCTGGTATTCGTAGTTCTGCTGCTGTACGGCCATCTCGTACTGGTACTGCCGCTGCTGCTCCCGCACTGCGTAGTCGTACTGCAAGTAGGACTGCTGATACTCAAACTCCCGGGCCTGTATCTGGTTCTGATAGTTCAGCTCAGCCATCCGCAGGTCTTCCTGGTAGCGGTACTCCATCTGCCGCTGTTGTTCCTGGAAGGCGTACTCCTGCTGGCGTTGCGCTTCAGCAAACTGATAGTCCATCTGGCGCTGCTGCTCTTGCGCCTGGAACGCAGCCTGCTGCTGCTGGACCTGATAGGTGTAGTTGGCCTGGTCCTGGGCCGACTGGGCGCCACTGACGGCGCTGTAAATGCCAAGACCGGTCGAAGCGACCGCGGCAACGATTGGGACGACTACAGCGGCTGGAGCGCACATGGGCTTACTTGGCAGAACTCCAGAAACAGTCGACCTTCTGCGCCATAGTTTGGATGCTCAGCGACGAAGGTAAAGCCCATCCACTGAATCCAGCGGACGTGAACCGTGTTGCGGGCATCAACGCAGTTCCAGAGCACAGAGTAGGTCTTGAATAGCTCTTGGAGATAAGCCCGTACTTCCCGCAGAAACCGCAGGCGGATCTGCCTGTTGGCCACCAGCTCGTCGGTTCCCAGCATCCATACCCGACCCACCTCCCCGGCGTCAGGCGTCACGCCCCACATGGCGATAGGGGTGCCGTCGGCCTTGCAAATGGTCATGCAGGGCTTGCCAGCCATGAAGCAAAACAGTAGGGCCTGATTGGGTGGCAGGCCTTCTGCAGCCAATACCTCAGCCACGTCTTCTTCCCGCATGTTTTGGGCAACGGCTGGGATGTCAGATGCCACCGTCTTGCGTGTGTAACCGACCACGGTCATAGGCGGCTGGTCCTGCTGAAGTAGAAGCCTTCCCACTCTGCCGACTGGATGCGACATGGCAGAGGGCTGCTGCTCCTGATCTCCACCTTGGTGTCGATGTTCTGCGTCATAACAGGCACTCGGAACTTGCCGACCAGTTGCGACACGTCGCCCAGCTTGGCGCCCTGGTCGCCCATCACCAGACCGTTATAGGGGTGCTTCTTGGTGCTGCGCCCCCTGGGTGTGATCCACAGCTCGAAGTGCCCGGACTTGTCATGGATCAATGTCCACGTCCGCATTTGCAGCCTGGGGCCACCAATCACCGCAATGCCACCGCCCTGCGGCTGTTCCTTGAGGTACGGGGTGCTGAACTCGTACCTCATCTCGTACAGCTCACCCACAAAGAACTTGGCTGCTGTCAGGTCGCCGCGGACCGTGATCGTGGTACTGGTTTGCGCAATGGGGTAGATCACCTGGCCTGGGGCGATGGTGTTGCCGGTAGCCTTGCGACCCACCACCACCATCTGAGCCGTTGTGTTCCTGGGGTAGGGCAGCGTGATGGTCGACTGCACGTCCAGGCCAGAGGGGTTTGTCAGGGCCACGGTGCAGGTGGTCTCGATTGCCTTCCGGTCCACCAGCAGCTCGTAGGGGGCACCTGTGTCGACAGCCTCTGGGCGCACCGTCACCCTTTCGAGGTACACCCCATCGGCGTATTCGACGACGGCATACAGGTCGCTGTCGATGAACTGGATGCCCAGGATGGATTTAGCCCCTGATGCCTCCCAGTACGACCAGGCGCTCTGCAGTTTCCGGTCCCCCTCAAAGAAGAACTTGTACAGGTAGACCCGGGTGGGCTGGCTCTTGGCCAGCAGGGCCACGGATTCCTCCGACACGGAGGCCGTCATCTGCGCCACGTCATAGGGAACGAAGCGCGGCACGGCAGACGTCACCTCATCCGACGCTGGGACTGGGCTGGTGGTGTCTGGCAGGAAGTACTCCCGCAGGCCGCAGTACTCCCCTCGAGGAATGGCAAAGAAGATGGTGCGACCAGCTGCTACTGGATCCACCCCGTCGTACAGCTCAAAGGCCGTCATCGCCGTGATGTTGGCGCTCTTGGGCGTTAAAGGCTGCACGCTCAACGAGCCGCTGTCCATGCGGAACTGGCCATGGCGGGAGAACAACAGCAGCGTGCTGGCAAACGGCACTGCAGCCAGGAGGATGTTGACCTGGGTGCCGCCGCAAGTCAGGTCAATGGGGTCTGCATCGACCGGCGTCTGGACGGTCTCTGGGTAGAAACGGCCATACTCATCTGACGCTGACAGCACTACGTTCTCATCTGTCAGCAGGGCCAGCCTGTTGCGGAAGACCGTGATGTTGTTGATGGGTGAGCCGACAAAGCTGGGGTCCGGTGCGGTGGTTGCATCACCAGCTGGCCGTGGCGTCCAGTCGAATTGCTTGAAGGTGAACGTGCCATTGGCCTCACGCACTAAGACGTGCGGCATGGTGGCTGGATCCAGCTTGTAGTTGATCCCCGGGGCAACCGTTTCCCTCCATACGCCAGGACCAAACCCACTGCCAGCAATGGCCTCAAACCTCAAGTACCAATCGTCAAGCTCTGTTGCTGTACTGCCCTGCACTTTCACGATGAAGCCATGCGTGGAGATGGTGGGCAGGTCGGTGACGGCTGACACCGTGCCCTTGATGGGCCTCAGCGACAGGCCGTCATAGCCATCCGTTGCTTTGAGGGTGTAATCGGCTCCGTCGTTCTTTTCAATGTTGACGATGTAATCGGTGGCGGTAACCGTATAACCGCCCCCAAGGGCTGACGACAGACTGCTAGCTAGCTGGCTGGCAATGGTCGGCGTGGTGGGCTGGCCGCTACCAACGACTGGGGTGGTGTACGAAACGGTAGTGTTGTTCACCGTCACGCTGTAGGTGGTGTTGTATTGAGCGGATTTGACGAACACCATCGACTTGGTGCCCCAGGTCGGGCTCTTGTCGCCAGCACCCGTCAGCAGGGCCGGTGACTTCTCGCGGTTCACGATGAAGGTGTAGTCAGCCACAGAAGCCACCCGGAACTGCTTACTGGGCTCTCCGGTGACGTCCAGGTAGTTGACCCCATTGGGGGTGTTCACCGTGCGCAGCGTGCCATCCAGGTCGAACACCTTGATGGCGGTGTCCTGCAGCAGGATCCCCCACCGGTTGGCGCCATCACGATCCACCAGGGTGAAGAACGGGCGACCGATGCCGGCAGTGCCGTTAAACAGCTTCTTGATGTGGTTGAACGATGGCCGCTTCTTTAGCCCTTCAACCGGGCTGGGCATGCAGTTGACCATTACCTCCGCCTGGGATGCCAGGCGCAAGGCAGCGGGCTGCTGGCTGATCCCATTGATCAGGTTCGGGATGGTGCTGCTGACAAGTGGCATGGATCAACGAAGCAGGGCCTGCGACGGGATGTAGCTCAAGTAGGGGCTTGTGATGTTGGGGTTCCCCTGCAGCATGTTGTGGCTTGAGGTGGTTGTCTCCACCTCTAGGAAAGCGGACTTGGCCTCAGCTTCCATGCCGTAGTTGATGGAGTCCAGATCCTTGGACCCGATCACCGACTGCTGCAGCTCACGGCCAGCACTCACAGCAATCAGGCGACGGGCGTGCTCCGGCAATTCCTCCCAGTCCAGGGCGTAGGTGACGTCAGCAACGATGTCCTTGGTGAAAGTGTACGTGCCTGCCTTGCGGTCATACAGCAGCTCGCCCCGCTGCACGACGTCCATGTCGGAGTAGCTGAACGGGCTGACCTCAATGCGCAAGGCGTTCAACGGCACCTTGATCTTCCCGGTTGTTGTGTCCTTCTGCAGGGTGCGCTGGTAGTCGGTGTTGAACGACCAGCCCTCTGTCATCACCTTGCGGCTGACAGCCTTGAGTGCGTCGTCTGCCTGTTGCGCCAGGCCAAACTCTCCATCCAGGCTGTTGACTGGAGCTTCACCCATCATCCGCAACACCAGGTTCACGGCCTCGAGGTAGGTGGTGCGAGTCAATGCCATGGGTCAGCTCCGAGGAAAAAGGAAAAGGGGGCCCGTAGGCCCCCACTGAACCGTCAGCTGGTGGCGGTGTAAATCTCGACGGCGCAATCGGGGCGCAGGATGCCTGTACCCAGGGCCATCGAACCGACCATGAAGGTTCCCTGCCACAGGGCATGGGTGTCGGAGCCGGTTTGCTCCATCTTCAGGTCCATCAACTTCACGGTGCCCACGGCCTGCTTGTTGAAGACAAGCGACACGCAGTCGGTGAAGTTACCGCTGTAGTCGTTGTTCTCCCCGGCAGCCGCAGAGCGGTTGGTGGTGGGGAGGTGGTTCGACTTCAGGATGGTGATGCCAGCAACGCGCAGCACGCTGCCGTCGGCATAGGCGCCAGCGCCACCCCAGTCACGGTTGATGACGTCGGTGGTCTGGACGAGCTTGTAGTACTCAGCGGGAGCGAGCACGCAGTAGCGGTCGTTCTCGGAGACGTTGTTCTCGTCCATCTTCTGGGCCGCAGAGAACATTGCGGTGGCCAGTTGGGTGCCAGTGATGGCAGCCTTGTTGGCCGCAACGATCTTGATGCGGGTGCCACCGGGCAGGTCGGTGTTGAAGTTGGTGGCGGTGCGAGCAGCCTTGGCAATGGTCGCTGCGATGTTTTGGTCGAAGCGATAGGCCAGGCTGTTGCCCATCTCAGCGGAATACTGAGAGCGCACGTCGTAGTGGTTCTTGGCCTCGTCAATGTCGGCCAGGAACACTTGGCTCACCAGCTTGTCATCAATGTTGATGACGGCCTCGGCGTGCTTGATCTGGTTGCCAGTCAGCATCGTGCCAGGGGTGTGGTACGCGGTGCTGGTCAAACCGATGATCGGGAACTGGGCCGACTTGCCGGAGCTGATGGTGCGAACGGTGTGTAGGGCCTCGAAGATGGTCGCCTTACGAAAGGCGGTCAGAACTTCGCCACCGAACACCTTGAGGAAAAGGGCGTTGTCACCGGCGAACGAACCGCCGCCAGCGTTGTTGACAAGGCCAAGACGCGAAGCGTCGAAATTGGGAGCAGCCATTGTTTGACTCCTAGAGAAGTTGGGTTGTTACCCGACCTCGCCTCCTTCCACTGGGGGTGTCCTCCGCAGAGGGCCGTCGCTTCTGTGAGAAGGTCTAGGTGTCCTGAGTGTAGACACTGAATACACAAAGAAAAAAGCCCCGGACCAAGGGACCGGGGCAAACCAGCATGGCGACCAGGGTGATCACATGATGGATGAATTGCGTAGCTTCTCCTCCACCTTGCGGCGGTAAGCGGGGTCAGCGTTGTACTTGGGATCCGACATGGCAGCCACCAGTTGAGCTGTGGACTCAAACCGCTCACTGGTTTGCTTGGATGCCTTGCCGCCAATCAGCCGGGGTTCACGACCCTCGGCTGCGGTGAACTTGGCATAGAGGCCAGCAATGGCGAGCTTGGCCACATTCAACGGCTGGGTGTTCACCACCTGGTTGAAAGCGTCCACCTCATCCTTGGGCAGGTTGCCAGCAGCCCATTGGATCATGGCGCTGTACTGGGCCTCACCCCCGTACTCAGCCTTGATCGCCGTGATCTCCTTGACCGTCAGCTGGCTGTCCTGGTTGGCCTTGTAGTTCAGGCCAGCCAGGTAGGCGTCGACCATGTCACGGGTGAATCCAGCTTCTTCAAGCTGGCTATAGTCCCCATCATCGAGCTTCCCGGTTTGAGTCCACCGGTCAGACATCGAGGAGAAGTCAATGTCGGCTTCCTCAAGGCGGGAGCCAATGAAGTCCCCGTAAATCTCCTTGGCATTGCCCGCAGGGGGTTCCGCCTCGTCGTCGGATTCTTCTGTCTCTTGCTGATCATCTGGATCAGCTTCTGTTGCGGCAGGCGTTGGCTTGGCCCCTTGGCCCAGCTTGGACTGCAGCTCTTTGTAGGCCTTCTCAAGCTCCTCGACTGACTTGTACTTGCCAGCCAGCAGCTGGTCGTCCCCGGAGCCGTCTGACTCCAGGGCTTGGAGCATTTCCTGGTTTTCGGGTGACAGCGCTGGTGTCTGTTCTTCGACGATGGTGATGGCTTCAGGCATGGTGGGTGGTTACTTGATGGTGATGGTGCCGTCCTTGTCGACGGTCACGACTGGCTCTGGTTCAGGCGCAGGGGGTTCCTTGCGCTTCACCTCGCCAATCACAATGTCTTGGGACGGGACAGCTTCAGGCACGCCGCTTTCCTTGTTGATCAAAGAAACCGGATCAGGCTGGGGGCTGCTGTCCTTCGGGGCGATTGATCGGGGCATCGACTGCTCCTCCTTGTGCAAGTTGCTGTTGGACGTATCCGCCAGCCAGTTTGGCTAGGGCTGGCGACTTAATACCAGCCTGCAGGCTTTCCTGCTGCTGCTGCATTTCCATCATCTTCTGCTGTTCTTCCTTCGCGGCCTGGTCCTCTGCCGCCAGCTCGTCGGACGACTTCACCAGGTTGGTGGTGTCGATGGATTCCGACGCAGCCAGGCGCATCAGGGCTTCTGACACGTTGATGTAACGAGCCATGGCCTCTGCGCCCAAGGACTGGTTCACCGTGGTGAGGAAGTCCACCAGCTTGTTGCGGTCGTCGCCGCGGCCAATGGCCTCGAGACCTGTAACCGGCTTGGGGCTCACCACTGACTTGCCATCCACCTTGGGGAAGGGTGCCAACTTGCGTTGCTTGCGCATCAGGTGCATCAGCCTGCGCACCAGAGGCAGTTGCAGCTCTTGGGTCAGGATGGAATACAGGCCGCCGATTCCGGCCTCCAGCTCCTGGCTCATGTAGCGAATCTCTTGGGCAGTCACCCGCTCACCTGGCCGTTGGATGGCGGTGTTCAGCAGGAAGGCAAACTGCAGGCGCTCCTCGATCCGCTGGATCATCTGCATCACGATGTTGAAGTCCTGCCCCTTCTGGGACTGGATCACCGTGACGTCGTTGGCATTGCCTTGAACAATGGCCCCGTTGGGTGCGTTCTGCAGGGTGCGGGGACGGGTGGTGCCGTTGGGGTTGACCAGGAACAGGATCTTGGCAGCAGCAGCAGAGCCCTCAAGCATGGCCCGGTACAGCCCCTCAAGGGCCACCAGGTCGCCGTAGTACTCCTCGACATAGCCCCTGCCGTACTCCTCACCGTCGACGCGGTTGAAGCGCAGCGGGATCCATGGCGACACCTCTGCATCGCACTGGCCATGGGTGCCAGGGATCTCCTTGCCCAGGGCTTCTTGATACCAGTGGCACTTGCCGTGCTCAAACTCGATGCAGGTGTAAATCTTGATTGACTTCTTGCCAGGGTCAGGGCTGTACTCCTCGCCCTGGTCGACCCCCACCTGATACAGGAAGTCCTCGGGCAGCGCCTCGGGATAGACCTCCTCCTCCACCAGGATCTGCACGACGGTCCCCATGGGGTCGCGCACCAAGCAGAAACGGTTGAAGTGGATCACCTTAATGCCATCGGTGTCCACGTACAGCAGGGCATTGCCGCCGACCAGTAGGTGCTTGAAAGCCTCGTGCATAGAGGCCCGACCATTGGCGGTCTCGAGCACCGACATGACTGCATGCTCGACCTTGACCAGGGCAGCATCCAGTTCGGACTTGACCTCAGGCCCTTGCTCCGAAACCCGCAGGGCCAGGTCGTCAGTCTCGAGCTTGAAGAACGCAGAGTTGGGAGGGAACAAGGTGATCAGCAGCTTGCTGGCCAGGTAGTTCACACCCCGGGCACCCAGTGATTGATACGGCGTCCTGAGGCCACCCCGGTCGGTGCCACCTTCGTCAGGGATCAACCCAGGAATGGTGACCTTGCTGCAGTCACGGGCCCGCTGCAGAAACGCATTGCGGTCTGTCGACAGCTGTCCGTATCGGGCGGCTGCCTTTCCCTGACGGCCCTCGTCGTTGTAGGGCTTGCTCTGCTGATCAACGCTAGCCGTAAGGTTTAGTTCCACTGGCTATCACACGCCGGGGATGGACAGGCTGGAGCCGGCGGCGCCTGCCATGTCGTTGCGGTACTTGCGGCGGCCACGGCCAGTAGCGCGAAGCTGCTGTGCAATTTCCAACGATGGCCTGATGTCGGTGACGCTGGGGTTGGGGGCCGGTGCAGGCGGTGCCTCAGCAATCCGCTTCTGCTCTGCAGCACGGGCCTCGGCTTCAGCGCGGGCCCGCTCCATGGCGGCCTGCTGTGCAGCAGCAGCAGCAGCCTGCTGGGCTTGGAACTCAGCCTGCTGTCTGGCGATGGCCTGGGCCTGCTGCTGAGCGGCGGCCTGCTGTGCAGATTGCTGTGCCGCCAGCTGCTCGGCGTAGCGGCGCTGGGACTCCTCTGCAGCGGCCCGTTGCGCGGCCTGCTGTGCTGCCATGGCCTGCTCGTACTGAGCCCGGGCTGCCTCTTGGGCGGCCCGTTGGTCAGCCATCATCCGCTCCATGGCGGCCTGCTGCTCAGCGGCTTGTTGCCGTGCAGCTTGCTCAGCCCTGGCAGATGCCTGTGCCTGTGATCTTTCGGCTTCGACGCGGGCGTTGTTGGCCGCGTTTCCTCCAGTGCACATAGGTCAAGAGTCCTCTTGCTGCTCAAGATAAACGGAGCGCAACATGCGAACCACTGATCGTGCTCCAGCATCCATCCAAATGGTGCGGTTGCGATCAGTGATCGAGGGGCACCGCTCTGGGTACAGCTCCTCAAGCCTTTTCAGAAGGGCCTCATCAATCGGAGGCCAGAGGTTGTCTTCAGACATGGGCGGTCATAGCGACGTCAGCATCTGGATCCCACAGCTGGACGCGACCAGCTGCAAAGTCGTAGTCACCCACACGCAAGATGCGGGACATGCGGGCATTGAACAGTGCGTCCGACAAAGTGAAGCCTGCCTTCTGATAGGCCGCCACTACCTTGTCCCACATCTCAGGCAATGAGATAGCTGCCCCAAGGATTTGTTCAGCTTTGACCGGACCCACACCCTTGAGGCCTGGGTAGTTGTCCGACGTGTCGCCAGTCAGCGCCTGCTTCATCCAGTTCCGGTTGGCGTCAGTCAGCGACACAGTCTCTACGGTGTCGGTAGCCAGCAGTGAACCAGGGACTGTGCGCATGTCCTTGTCGATGGAGACAATCACCGGGTTGCGATACAGCCCACTGGTTGACAGCAGGCCCATGGTGTCGTCCGCCTCAAGGCCCAGGTGGGTCCTGGTCTCGTAGTTGTTCGACACCCATTGGCGGATGGACTTCAGCCCAAGGGGCTTGCGCTTGCCCACCCGGTTGGCCTTGTAGTTCTGGTGGATCTCATGCCGGAAGGTGGGGTAGTCAGAGAAGCACATCACCAGCTGGTCGTCACCAGTGAGATCACGCCAGTAGTCCACGCGCATGGTGATGAACTCTTTGGCATCCCCCTCCTCGAGGTGCAGGGTGTGGATCCATTCGTCCCACTGCACGTCGGTTTCGCAGGCAGCGCAGGCTGAATGGATCAGCCAGTCAGCGTCAATCAGGAGAGTCATCAGATAACGGTGCGGGTTTGGTGGTTGGGGTCCGATTCATCCAGGTGGCACTCAGGCCCAAAGCCAGTGGCCAGTAGCTCTTGTGAAAGGCTGGCTTCACTACGTTGAACAAGGGGCGAGCTTGTTAAAGGCTGCGTTTCGTTTGGGTGGCCCTGCTGCTCAAAGGAATCAAGCCATTCGCGGAAGCGGTCACCCGTCGGCGTCTTGGCCGGCCAGGCCACAAACTTCAGCATGGACTTGCGATCCCTGAAGCACATGGACACGTTGGGCCTCCAAGCCAGGTAGAGGGTTCCGTTCCATCGGTCCCACTGTCGCTCGACGCGCAGGCCGGGAGCGGTGAAGGTGTCGCGTTTCATTGGAACAGGATGTTGCGGTGTGACTTGGCCAGGGCAATGCCGGTGGTGCCGCTTGCATCACGGAGATGAACGACGGCATTAGTCGGCAGGATCACCTCCACGGTGTACCAGCCATGGCCGCAGAGCTTGCACTTCTTGCGACGCATGGCCTTGTCATTGTCCGTCTGTCGCGTGAAAACGGTGCGGTGCAGTGGTGAGTTGCACTCAGGGCAGATCATCAGGTTCCGAAGTAATGGGATAGGGGGACGACCAGGCGTCCGGTCTGTGTGTCGTACACCAGCTTGTCAACGATGCCGGTCTCACCGCTAAAGCGGTTTTTTAGCACCCGTATCTGCAGCTCGTTGCGTTCGCAGTTGTCACCCTGCTGGTTGCGCTCAGCGCCAATCACCATGTCCGACAGCTGGGCAATGGCATGGCTACCTCTGAGCTGGGAAAGCGACGTCTGCGCCCCCTCCTCATGACCGCGGCCTTCTGGCCGCTTGAGGTGAGACACCAGGACCAGGCCGACGCCGGTCTGCTCCACCACCTGCCGCAACTTGGTACAGGTGACGTCGATGGCACGGCGTTCATCCAGATCCGATAGGCCGCTGATCACGATGGTCAGGTGATCCAGCACCACCACGTCGGCGCCTTCCCCGTCAGCCAAGTATCGGATCTGCTCAATCAACCGCTCCGGGTCCATGGATCCGAAGTGGTCATAGAGAAAGCAGCGGCCAGTGCCAAACACCCGGTCGAATCCGCTGCGGACCTCCTGCTCTGTGGCCAGGGCAGGGTCCAGGTGGATCGGCTTGTTCAGCTCAATGCCGACGATGCCCTGCATGGTCCGCTTGGTGGACTCCTCAAGGGCGATGTAGCCAACGCGCAAGCCTTGACGCAGGAAGTGGTGGGCCCATTCCCTGCAGATGGATGACTTGCCGATGCCACTGCCGGCGGCAAGGGTGATCATCTCCCCCTTGCGGAAACCACGGGTGACCCGGTCCAGGTTGGGCCAGGGGTAACGGCAGACCGCCGTAGCCCCTGGCTTGATCAGTTCATCCCATAGCTCGCTGGCATTGACGATGCCATCGGGCCTTGAGGGCGTTGCCTTCCACAACAGGTCACGCAGCAGGTCGCCTTCCCCGGCCTGCAGCATCTCATTGGCGTCCTTGCGGGGCAGGTTGCAGATGGCTGCCTTGCCGAGGGGCAGGACAGTCAGCGCCTCCTCAGCCGCACGACGCCCAGGCTCGTCGCTGTCGAAGCACAGCACGATGCGGTTGAACTGCCCCAGCCATGCAGCATTTGCGGCCAAATACTTCTTGGCTGACTGGGCGCCATTAGGAAGGGAGACGACCGGGAACTTGTTGCCTTGGACCTGACTGACCGACAGTGCGTCGATCTCGCCTTCTGTCACCACAACAAACAGGCCGCCGCCACCTCCCATACCCTGGCGCCAGAGGTGCTGGCCCCAGAGCTGCAGGTTGCTGGTGTCACCAATCCACTTGAACTTCTTGTCCGGGAAGCGGATGTGTTGGGCGACGACCTGTCCGGTCTGGTTGCGATAGCTCGAGACCTGGACTGGCTGTCCTTGGTACGTGGTGACCCCGTACTGGTACAGCTTGCAGGTGTCCTCGGCAATGCCCCGTTTGCCCAGGGCTTTGACGTTGATGAACTCAAGCAGCTTTGTGGTGGGTGGTGGCTTGGGCGCCATGCGTGGTGGGTGATCGCGTTCGGTCTTGACGGGCTGATCTTGGTAATTGCAGCCGAAGCAATGACCGTGGCCGTCGTCGTAGCGGGCGAAGTTGTCCTTCGACCCGCACTCAGGACAGGGCTCGTGCTTCAGAAACTTGGACGGCATCGGTGAGCCAGCTATGGGGAATTGCTCCTTCGCACCAGAGGAACCCTGCCTTCTCCGCCCACTGCCAGTAGGTGATGGAACGTGGAGCGCGGGACAGCTTCACGTCGGCCTTCATGAAACAGATGCGGATGTCCAGCTCAGGGTGTTGGCGTTTGACGGCCAGCATCTTGCGACGGTCCTCAGTCGGGAACGCACCCTTGGTTTCAACAATCACCCCGTTGGGCAGGATGAAGTCGGGCCTGTACTCAAGCTCAAGCTGGTAGGGGAGGGTCAGTGCCTCGTACTCAAAGCTGACCCCCTGGTTGCGGAGGCCCGCTGCAACACGGGCCTCGAACTTGGAGCGGAACCTAGAAGTCCCCATCGTCGACGGGACCGACGCCGGTCGAGTCGAACGGGATCTCCTTGTTGTCTGCGCTCCAGCCGTCCGATTCCTCGAAGCCGAAGCTCTCCGCACTGCCACCACTCTGAACCAGGCTGATCACCTGGACTGCACGCAGACGCAGTGTGACGCCTGCGCCAATAGCGGGCTGGTAGAAGGGGCAGGCTTCAACAGAGGCCTTGCCGACGGTGCCGGACCACATACTGCGCAGAGACTCGCGGTCTTTGACCGGCAAACCCTTGGCATCAAACAGTGCAGGCACTGCCGTCCAGCGGCGGCCATCACGGTCGACACCACTGGCCTTCATCTTGGTTTTGACTACCAAGTAGGGCGTGCCGTCGATCTCCTCAAAGGACCAGGGCAGGTCAGCCAGCTTGAACTTCTGATCGGGTGCCTGGGTTTTGAGTGATGCCTTGTGCTTAGTCAGCAGCTCATCGAGCTGGGTGGCCAGGGCATCAGCATCCCGTGCGTCGATCAGGCAGGTCAGTTTGTAGTCACCCTGCGGATTGAACTTGGTTTCAGGTTCGATCAGCTTGGGGTACTGGAACTTGCAGAGCGGGGTGGTGAATCGGATCTTGTCGATCAGTTGAAATGTGGAAGCCATTAGCAGATGAAGTAGTCAGCGGACAGGACTTGTTGAATGTCCAGATCCCCATGGGTAGGAGGCTCTGGGAGGTAGACATGCAGTGGCGCAGGGATCTGTGCCAGCAGCTGCGACGTTATGTCGGCCAGCCAGTTGTAGCTGTACAGGTCAGCAAAGGACATGCGGACTGCATCCCGCACAAGACTCATCTCGGCGGGGGTCGTGGCAAAGCAATCATGGATACCTCCAAGGTTCTGAACTCCGGCGTCAAAGGCACGGATGGTGGCGAACGCCATGTGACTGGCGTCCATGGAATGGATGACGTTGGGACTAAGGCCGTTGCCCATGCGTTTGGGGTTCAACCCTTTGGGCATGTGGTACGACCGCAGGTCCATGGGCACTGTGCTCAAGTGGTGCAACTTGATCCGGCTTTCCCTGTAGTCCAGGTACTTCTGCCGGACCCATAGGCCTGACGGTGAACGCCACGACAGAACGATGTTGTTCTCACCAGCCAGGCGGCCCACCTTCTTGAACCACTCCATTGCCTTCTTGGCAGGAGCGATCATCCGGCTGGTTTCCTGGTGCAGGATCGACGTCATGTAGTGCATGTCGGCAATAGCCCCACGCTTGAACGGCCAGCTGTCTTGGCCGTAAAGCTCAAGGGCTCGATCCAAGGCCCACTCCTGACAGAAGCCGAACACCGCACGTCGACTAGCTGAGTAAGGCAGGGTCATCACCACCGGCTTGGCCAGCGACCGGTCAGGCTGCAGCTCGAGCCAGTGCTTAGCCGCCACGTTGGTGTCGGTGCGCAGGCGGTGCAACACCCGTTCCATCACAGCGGTGTAAATGTCCTGCGGTTTCTCGCTGGGCATCAGGTTCACCAAGCTGGCCATGCTTTCGTCACGCAGCAGGGCGGCGTAGTGCTGGATGCCAGAGCAGGTGCAGTCCAGGACGACAGGCAGGTGGCAGACGTAGCCGACGCCGTGCTGCAGCCAGCCGTCGTACTCCCGGCAGAAGGCCAGGAACTGCCAAGGATCAGAGGCCTTGGTCCAGAACGCAGAGCACGACCACGGGTCTTGGCTGGCCTGCCTGATGGCCTGTGTGTTGCCATCCACCCAGTCGATACGGGCTCGCCAGGTGAGCTTGCTGTGCCCGTAGACGTTGGCCCCGTGGATCTTCAACCAGTCCGCCTGGGATGGCTCGGTAATCGGTACGCCCTGGGCGAACAACAGCAGGCCGCGGCCTATGTCATTGGCCTGTGGGTTGAGGAACGGCGGCTTGTAGTAGTAGCGCCCACGGAAGTCCAGCTGCATCGGGTAGTAGATGGCTGGTTCATTGACGAACCGCTCTGCCAACCACAGCTGCTTGGCCGTGGCGATCTTCTTGTGCTTGGCCCGGTCATTGGCCTCATGAATCAGGCGGGCGTTGAACTTCCACTGGGTTATGTCGGCATGATCCGACGGCAGGTGCTTGGGGTACGGCGGCACCTCCCACCCCTCTCGAGGGATCAGTTTGCCGACCTCAAGGTTCTGATCCCAGGCATACCGCAACTGTTGCAGCAGCCAGTCGTTGATTGTCCAGCCCACCGTCTGCTGCAGGTTGGCAGCCAGGACAAACGCCTCATTGCCGGTGGTGTGTTCAGCCACTGCCTCCGGGTCTTCCTTGACCAGGGTGTTGTTGGGCATCTCCGGCAGGTAGTAGCCGCCGTCCATCACCGACGACCAGGCCCTGGGTTGGATGATCATCGGCAGGCTGAGCGGTGACATCAGCCGCTGCTCAGCAGTCACCTGGCTGATCCAGTCCAGGCAGGCCTGGGTGGCACGGACCTTGCGGACGGTGCGGATGCCCTCCCGTTCCATGTACACCTCGATCATCCCGGTGCATTGGGCGACCAGGGTGACCAGGAAGACGCCCGTAGCCAGCCGTTCCTTGGGCTCCCAGACCTGGGTGTTCCTCATGCGCAACACGTCCTTGCGCTTGCCGTGGTTACGGGGCCGCACCCGTTTGTGCAGCTTCAGCTCCCAGTTACTGGCCCGGGCCAGCATGGTCTCCATCCACAGCTTCTCGGCCAGCTCAATCCCAAGGGCGTGCAGCTTGTTGGTATGTGTGATCTGATCCAGCACCACACGCATGGCCGTGGCTGCCACCTTCTGCGGTGCCAGCTGAGCGATGGGGCCCAGCAGGGCGTAGCTCATCCCTGCCTTGCCTTCCTTCATGGCTTTGCGGTGGCGACGGATCTCACCCACCAGGGCGTCGACACCATGCACGGTCAGGATCGTGCCGTACTTGGACAGGGACTCCATCCGACAGGCCCGGCTGCGGTTGGTCAGCAGCTCGACCCGATCACTACCAAGCTGAAACATTTCTCGTTCCAGTAGCCATTCGTCGGCCTCTGTCCTGCAACACAACGCAGGTGGGGACTGAAGTACAGGAGAACTAAGTGCATCCATTGGTCTGTGGATTCATGGAGATACGGCTGGGCGCCAGGGAGGGACGGGAGGGCGACTTAAAATCCTTCGTCGTAGGACGTGCGGGTTCGACTCCCGCTCCGGGCACCAGGCAAATCAGTGGGTTGCAGGGCTGGCCTGCGTCTTGCTTGATGCAGTGTCTGCAACAAGCCCTGCAACATCGGCAACAGGTTGCGCACCGGGGACGACAGTCCCCTGCAGGGTGTTGATGGCGTTGCGCAGCTCGTTGTCCGACAGGTGTGAGTAACGCTCGGTCACCGTGATCGACCGGTGTCCCAGGATCTTCTGCACCACAAAGATCGACACACCGTTCTGCACCAGGCGTGTGGCACAGGTGTGGCGCAAGCAGTGCGGCACAAACTGGTCGTCCTCATCCAGCCCCATGGCTGAGCGGGCACGGTCCCAGTAGTACCGCAGGGTTTCACGGCTCAGGTCAAAGAACACCAGGCCGCGGCTGCGTTCGCACCGTGTCGTAACGATCTGCCGCACACGGTCTGTCATCGGAACAGAGCGGGGCAGGTCGCCCTTGTTCTGCCAGATGCTGATGATGTTGGCCTTCACGTCGACGTCACGGGTCTGCGCAGAAAGCAGTTCCCCCACCCGCATGCCGCTGTCCAGCAGGGTGATCACCGCTTCGCGCACAGCTGGCTGCTGCCATTGCTGGAACAAGGAGAGCAGCATCATCTCCTCCTCGGCGGAGATGTAACGGATGCGGTGGTTGGGCTCCGGCTGGCGGATGATGCGTGGCTTCTTGGCCAGGCCGTCCCGCTCCATTGCATCAGTCAGCAGGGCCGACAGTGCAGCCAGCTTGCGGTTGATGGTGGCCGGTGCGTTGCGCTCCCGTGTGCGCAGGTGACGCACGTAGTCGTCGATCCGTTCGACGGTGATGCTCTCGAGCGGTGTGTCCGCCCCAAAGAACTTGGCTGCCTCAGTGGCACAGGCAATGGCCTTGGTCCCGTTGCGGGTATCAGACCACCGCACCTCCGTGGTGACGGACAGCGCCTTGCTCATGGTCCAGCTGGTTGCAGCTTGCTGTGCTGCAACACCTTCCCGTAGCTCGGCCTCCATCTTCAGCCGCTCGACCACTGCCTCGTCGTAGGTGGTGCAGGTTCTGGTGCGACGCATGCCGTTCACGGTGATGTCGACCAGGAAGGAGCTGCCTCTTTGCCTAATGCCTTGTTTCGTCATGGTCTTTGTGGTGGGTGTTGATGATTAGCCGGTGGCTGAGTGTGTATGAAATGTGACAAGGCTATGGCGGGTTGTTGACAACAAACGTGCCACATTCCCCCCGCTTCTATAGGTTAATCCCAAGGGACTTAAATGCTGCAAAAAATCCCATGCGCAATAGTGAACGTAACGCTGGGTCTGCATCTGGGTGCGCTTCCTTCATCCAGACATTGAACTTGTGTTCCACCCTTTCCGATGGAGACTCCACTACTGGCGGGGCTTCTGGGCAAAACGTCCAATGCGTGACGTCCTTCATGTAGGAGCCTGCGTAATAACCAGACGACCAGCCCGCAGACGCTGAGTAGTACAAAACTCGGCCCTTGTTGTCTGCTTGTTCCCGGGTGGGCGGGTTGTCGATGATGCTGTAGACGTTCTCAGGTAGCTTTTCCATTGACGGTGATCTCGGTTGCTTGGGGGTGACGATTAAGGCTGAACTTCTTTGCCTCTTTAGCAGAGATTGCTAGCACTGTGGTGTGCATAACTCTGTTGTGGCTGTAGCTAACACTGACAGACCACAGTCTGGCCTTTCGATCTTGAGTGCGGCTGATGCCTTCACCCAAGTTGGGCATGCCATCTTCATCTGCCCACTGGAGGGCAAACGCAATGTCCTTGCCTCGGTTCATTGCACGTTTCAAGGCAGCTGACCCCACTTCTCAATTAGCCCCGTGTACAGGGCGTGCATCGGATGCTTGGGGTTATGGCGGCCATCGTTCTGATAGCAGTGTTCCAGCCATTTCTGTCGGCGCTCATCTTCAATGCGCCACTTGGGGTCGTAGGTCATTGGGTCAGAAGGGTGCGGTGTTAGTGTCCTTGCGGAGACGGTTGGCGACAAGCCGGGCGTAGCCCTGGATGTCATCCCAGTGATCGACGTGGTTGTGGTCACCGTTCACGATCCGACCAATCTTGTGGCAGATCATCTCGAGTGCTTCCCACTGGTCGGGCTCGAGCTTTTTGTCCTGCTCATAGATGTGATGCCGGACTGTTTGCTTGAGTGCCATGCTCACTTGGGCATGGGTGAAGAACAGACCATGGGTCTTGGCTCGTTCATCCAGGAAATCTTCAGTTTTCATGAGGCCTCGGGCGAGTCGCCGTGCTTGTTAAGAAACCGTTGAGCTTGCTGTCGATCAGCTCGGCCACGTTCAGTGAGGGTGACCCCACCAGCTGCTGGCCTCACCAGACCCGAGTACTTGAGGATCTGGACCTGTTCGGACGCGGCGTCATTGAGCCAGGTCTGGTTCTCAGTTGGAAACAAGGGACGCAGTTCAGCGAGGAGTGCGGGCCTTGAGTACGCCTGCGGGAACCGCCGATGCAGCAGGTCCAAGATGTGGTGGCGCATCAAGGTCATGATGTGCGCCCGGGCAGTGGTGTTCATCCAAGGGACTGTTAGGTGTGCAGTTGGCTGACACGTCAGCCGGTGACTTTGTACTCAGTCATCCGCTTGCGACTCGTCGGCCAACACGTTGAGTACGTGCCGTGCCCATGCCGCAGCAATGATGGCGTTCTGGTTGTTCGGCTCAAGGCCGTAGCTGTCCTTCCACCAATCCCGATACAGCTGGATCAGTTGAAGGTCAGTTGGTTCGACTGTGGTCATGGATAGAAGGCGACGGTGGTGTGGTGTGAGTGCTGCTTATCTCGTGAGCCAGACCAGCTAAGGCCCAGGCCAACACGATGAAGCTGCACACATTGCTAAGCCGGTTCATCAAGGTTGGCAGTGCGTTGGCCGCGGCCACACAGCTCTTGCTCGTCTGCCGGGGTCCAGCGACGGGCCAGCTGCCGTAGGTCGGAGGCCAGGTCAGGGTGACCGTCCGCATATAAACGGGCGGATGCCTCTAGAAGAAGGCGGTTGGGTTGTTTCATGGTCCACGGGTGGGCCCCATGGTTGGGGCCTTGGTGGTGCTCAGGCGTTGGGCCCTTGCATTTCATCCAGTCGACCCACGCAAAGGCGAATCATTGCGTTGCGTGTGGTGGTTTCGTGTCGTGGGTTGTACGGCGACCCGTCAACGAGTACACCGTCGACAGCCCGTAGCTCGGCGCAGTAGGCCAGGTTCAACCAGTCTTCGACCAGCATCCCGCAGGGCCGAGCGTATTTGCGCAGCGTGCCGGTGTTGTCTGTGTATTGGGGCATGGCTTGGTGTGGTGGGTGTGGTGCTGAGGGTGAACCCAGCAGAGAGGGGCCGTAGCCCCTCAGTGATGGGATCAGTGGGCGGGTCTGGTGTAGGCCTGGGTGCCGGTGTTGGTCACCGGCTGGCGGGCTAGCTCCTGGATGGCCAGGAGCCAAAGGAAGGACGACCCCAGCAGTACAGCCAGGGGCATCAGGAAGCGGCTCAGCATGGATCAGGCCTCCCCTTGCTGATACAGCCAGCTCCGAACATCGTTCGGATGGGTGGCCCATGCTTCAAGGGCTGAGGCAAGCATTGAGCACTCGAGGTATCCGCAAAACTCGGCCCAGACGGCGCCCTCTTGTTCAAGGTTGCCGGTCAAGCTGAGGAACTTGCTGAAAGTGCTCGGCTGGCGGTCGTCTTCGCTGTCTGCCCAATCCCGCAGCTGTTCGACCGCGTATAGGGCATCAGCGACGCTAAGCCGTTGTTCTTTGGTTGTCATGGTTCGGTGTGGTGGGTGCAGGCCCGCAGGCCTGGCCGCCTCAGTGATGAGGACAGCAGGGAAGGGAGCAAACTCCCCTCCGGGCTGTCGTCAGCGATTCCAGGGCGTGATCAGTTCAACAGCTTCGCCTTGGCGGCACTGTTGAGCGGCCAGCATGGCCGCATGGATCAGCCCCCGGGCTTCGATGTAGAAGCCCCTGCCGATCACCTGGCCAGGTTCGGCCAGGTCGGCGCCCTCGTTGATGAGGTCGACTTTGTAGGTCTGCATGTGTCTAGGTGCGTGGTGGGTGCGGGCCGTGGTGGGCCCGGCAATGCCACTGTAGCCGGTGGCAACAGCAGGTGGAGGCACCCCGCCCTAGATCCGCTGCATCCCGTCGCAATCCGTTACATACCACCCTGGTCCCTCTATGCCCTCCAGAGGCCGCCCAAGCCACCCGCCGCAGGCGTTGCCCTTGGCTTACCTCTGTTGCCCCTTCCTGGCCTTCCTAGGGCCCTCTCCGGGCGTTCCCCTGGCCATCCCCTGGCTCGGCGTGTTTCAACCGTTGGTCGAGGGCGGCAGGCATGGGAATGAGAACCATTCTCAAACCCTCCCAACCGATGGCGACCCACGCCTCCCCCTTGGTGCTGTCCCTGGGGATGCGCAGTCCCTTGGGATCCCAGGCCACGGCAGGGCCCCGGGCTGCCTGTTGCCGCAGCTGTTGCAGCAAGGCACCCCCCCTGGCCCCTAATTGGCCCGCCCAGGCCCCCTATGGGGGGTGACGACGCAGCTGGGGGGGATGCGTAAGCCCCTCACAATTTCGGACCAAAAAAGGGCTCCAGGGTTTACCGCCTTTTGGCCTGAGTGGTCCACCCCTTTGTCCTTAGGTGAAGGGAGGGGGAGGAGAGGGTTTATGGGGGACTGGCTGTTGGATTTAGCTGGCTGGGCCGCTAGGCCCACCTATTGATTGAACTATGGGTGTCTATGGTTAAGTATAGCTAACTATAGTTATCTATAGGTATCCAGGTATTTTAGAAGGGCCTGCCGGCCCTCTAGCTAAACAGCCAGTTATCTATAGTTATCTATAGTTATATATGGATATATATAGTATATATATAGGGGGGATCCCCCCCTTTTTTTCCATTAGCGGCACGACGTCGTCGGAGGAGGGTGGGTGCTATGGTGAACCAGTGATCCAGACCGGATCCAAGGGGACCAAGCGGGGAAGGGTTGCCGTGGTGGGTGGCCTGCTCCCCGCTTCCCTTTGTCCCTGGCTCTGTGATCACCCTGGGTCGTCGGTACAGTCAGTTCACTTGGCTACAGGGGGGCCCAATGGCCAACGACACCAACGAGCTGCTGTCACAGCTGCATGACGACTTGGCGTCACACCTGAAGAACAAACTGGACGATGGGTCGATCTCAGCTGCTGAGCTGAACATCCTTCGGCAGTTTCTGAAGGACAACCAGATCCAGGCCAAGCCCGTGGAGGGCACCCCGTTCGGAGAGCTGGCCCGAGCACTGCCGGACATCGAGAACGTGGTGAAGCTCCACCCACGTCGTAAAGCCATCTGATGGCCAAGGCCCAAGGCAACTGGCATCCGTTGCCGGAGCCCTTCAGTGAAGACTTCCGCTACTGGCTGGTGGTCGTATGGCGGCACCTGAGCCTGCCGGACCCCACACCCGTCCAGCTGGACATTGCCGAGTACATGCAACACGGTCCCAAGCGACGGATCGTGGAAGCCTTCCGTGGGGTCGGCAAGTCCTGGATGGCCGCGGCCTATGTGCTCTGGCTGCTGCGCAACGACCCCCAAAAGAAGATCATGGTGGTGTCAGCCTCCAAGACCCGGGCTGATGACTTTGCGCAGTTCTGTCTCCGGTTGATCCGGGAGATGCCCCTGCTGCAATGCCTGGAACCAGACCGTGAGGAGCAACGGGCAGCCAGTAACCGCTTTGACGTGCGGCCTGCCATCCCCGACCAGAGCCCTTCAGTCAAGTCCGTTGGTGTCTTTGGTCAGCTCACCGGCTCCCGGGCTGACCTGATCCTCCCGGATGACGTCGAAGTACCCAACACCTCCTGGTCGGTTGGCATGCGGGAGAAGCTGCTGACCTCCGTCGGTGAGTTCAACGCCATCCTCAAGCCCGGTGGCGAGGTGATGTTCCTCGGTACACCCCAAACCGAGGAATCCATCTACAACAAGCTGCGCACCAAGGGTTATGAGTGCCGCATCTGGCCCGCTCGTTACCCCGACAAGCCCGAGAAATACGGCGATGCCCTGGCACCCGTCCTGCGGGACATCGAATCAGGCCTCATCGGTAAGCCCATAGACCCCGGTCGCTTCTCTGAAATCGACCTGATGGAACGTGAGGCGTCCTATGGCCGCTCTCAATTCGCCCTGCAGTTCCAACTCGACACCACCCTGTCGGATCTGGAACGGTTCCCGCTACGGCTGGCTGATCTCATGGTCCTCGAGGTCGCTGATCACGGCCCCGAGAAGCTGATCTGGTCCGCTGGCGCCGAATACCGCATCACCGACCTGCCCGCAGTCGGCTTCACAGGGGACTTCTACCACCGTCCGGCCTACATCCACGGCGATTGGCTGCCTTTTCAGGGCTGCGTCATGTTCATTGACCCCTCTGGCCGCGGTGCTGACGAAACCGCCTACGCCATCGTCGCTCACCTCAACGGCACCCTCTACGTCCTTGAGGTCGGTGCCTTCCGTGATGGTTATTCCGATGACGTCCTTGACGCCATGGCCCAGGCCGCCAAACGCCGCAAGGTCAACCTGATCCTCCTCGAGGACCAATTCGGCCAAGGGATGCTCGAGAACCTGCTGAAGCCCTACCTGCAGCTGCATCACCCCTGCACCATCGAGCCCCGTCGCTCCAACATCCAGAAGGAACGCCGGATCATCAACGCCCTTGAGCCTGTCCTGAACCAGCACCGACTCGTCGTCAACCGGTCGGTGGTTGAGAATGATTCTCGTGGTCGGGATGACGAAGCCATCGAGAAGCAGCTGGCCTATCAGCTGTTCCACCAGCTCACTCACATCACTGTCGACAAGAACTGCCTCCAGCACGACGACCGCCTTGATGCCCTGGCCGGTGCCATCGAGTACTGGAACGAATCCCTGGCCATTGACGAAGACCGCGCCATCAAGGAACGCAAGGCCGAGCTATGGGACCTGGAACTTGAGGCGTACATGGGCAACATAGAAGGCGCACTGGACGCGCAACTTCTTGGCATTTCTTTGGCAGACCTTCCGAAAGCTCCTGCGAATGGCTCCTGGATCCCAACTCGCACCTGACCCCCTGCGTCCTCGCGCCTGGGTGATCCGCTTGCCGGGCGTGTTCATTGGCTACAACGGCACACGGCAGAAAGGTTCCTTCCAGACCATCGTCATCGCCCCCACCGCTGACTACGCCTGGGACGTCGCTATTCAGCAAGACGTCTGGGAGCCCCTTCCCTTCATGGTCAAGAACGTCCAGATTTTTCCCAAGGACCCAGATGTGGTGACCCATGGCAAAAATCAAGCTCACTGACGCCGCCAAGCACTACAAAGAGCTGCCGCATCAGATTGCCGCCTGGAACGCCCTACAAGGCCTCTTGACCCCCGCTCAGCTGTCTGACTTTGCTGAGCTGTACAGAGCGGCCTTACAGCCCCTTCCAGGGCCCTCTAACGATTGGGCTGGTGTGGTGCTTGCCGCCAAGAACGCCGGGGCCAAGTATCCAGAGCTGGTTGCAGCCCAGTGGGCCCTCGAGTCCGGCTGGGGTAAAGCCATCTCCGGCAGGCACAACTACTTCGGTCTCAAGGGCCAAGGCACTGCCGCGGCCACCAAGGAGTTCATCAACGGCCAATGGATCAACATCACTGACTCCTTCATCAACTTCCCTGACCTGCAAACCTGCGTGTCGTACCTGGTTGACCGCTGGTACAAGGACTACCGCACCTTCCGGGGCATCAACAACGCTCCCAACCTGGCTGCCGCGGCCAAGATGCTTGTCACAGAGGGGTACGCCACTGACCCCATGTACAGCCAGAAGCTGCTGAACGTCATTGCGCGGCGCGGCGAAACCACCCGCAACCTGGTCTTCACGCCAGCTGCGTCATTCGCGGTGATGGTCACCCCCCACATCAGCTACGGCGAGTTTGCGCTGCAGCAAGAGGCTCGTCGTTTTAAGTACCAGCACCAGTGCGACACCGCCGTGGTCCTGGCGCAGTTCCTAGAGAAGGTGCGCACAGCCTTTGGCAACAAGCCGGTAGTCATTACCAGTGGCTACAGGCCTCCCGAGATCAACCGCAGCGTCGGTGGGGCGTCCAACAGCGAGCACCTGTACAGCGCCAAAGACACCGGTGCCGTTGACTTCAACATCATCGGCACTGACGTCTACGACGTGCAGTCCTATTGCGACAAGAACTGGCCCTACAGCCTTGGCTATGGCGCCCCTAAGGGTTTTGTTCACCTCGGCATGCGCTCTGGCAAACCCCGGGTACGCTGGGATTACTGAGGCAACAACATGGCTGGCAAGAAGGGTCTCTACGACAACATCAACGCCAAGCGTGAGCGCATCAAAGCCGGCTCAGGCGAAACCATGAGAAAGCCTGGCGATAAGGGTGCCCCTACCGCCAAGGCCTTCAAGGATTCGGCCAAGACCGCCAAGAAACGCAAGTAGACCTACGCCTGACGCACCTGTGGTGCCATCAGGTTCATCTGCTTGTCGTACTTCACAGGAGTGCTGGGCGGCGGCACAGGTGCGAACAGCTTCATGTGTTCGTCGTACCGCACTGGCGTAGCCGGTCCCTGGGGGATCCCAAGGCCCTGGGCTATTGCTCCACCATCCATACCGGGCATTGGGACGCACATGGCTTACTGCTTGGCCTTACGGCTCACAATGCCGGCCAGGATCTCAATGGCACGATAGGCCCGCACCACCACACGGGCGATTTCGCTCAGGCGTTGGTTGTCCTTGGGGGTCGGGGTAATGTTCACGATCACCAGAGCCAGGCCGTGAATGGCAACGGCCAAGGCGACGTAGTCAGCGAAGCGGTCCATGAGGTTTTCCATGCTTGTATTCGGCCATGACG